GAATACGACGTAGGAATGCGTACCAAATAATTTGAGTAAAATATGCAAATGGATTAGATGATTTCTCTGAGTTAAAATTACTCATATATGATAGACAATTTTCAATACCATCTGAAATCATATCCTCTTTGTAAGAGTATCCACTGAAGTTTGGTTTTGTTGCGAGTCTAGTCGCAATTTGATAGATGCACTTACCGATGTAGTCCGGACATCTTGGTTTCTCGTCACCAGCATCTTCTGCCTCGGTACACGCTTTTTTGTACGCTATTAATGCTTCTAAAAAGTCTTTATTATTAACGTAATTTTTCTTAGCTCTTTTTGCCATATGGTCAGCCAGCCTCCTGTTTTAAATTTGGAATTCTAATATTTCTATTGGATTCTATATAATAATAACATAATAATCAAAGATTGTCAACTAGTTTTATTTTCACCTTCCGTGCATTTTTTAGTTGACAAGGTATTTAGGGTATGGTATAATAGATTTATCTACTATAAAATAATACTATATGTTCACTGTGTATATCTTAACTGAAAATTGTTCAGATCCGTAAATTTCTATTCGTTTTCTAAAATGTTGTAATGTATAATTCTGGTAGGCTCCAACACTCAAATCATCAGCAATATCGTAAAGCGTAGCTTTATCGGCATCGTTGCCCTTTCTTAGGGCACGACCGATTGATTGAAGTACCTTAACTTCTGATTTAGATCCAGATGCGAATATAACATTATCGAGTTTCTTTAAATTAATTCCGGTTGAGAACGTACCAAATGATGCAAGAATGTCATGTTGTTTAATAGGATCATTTTCAATCATATGTCTGATTCTTTCACGTTCTTCACCTTTGGTAGCACCATATATAAAATGTAATTGTCTACCATCTTTTCTTAACATCGGTTCTAATAATTTACCATGTTTCTCAACTAAATCAAATAAAACCAAATTATTCTGACCTTCGAGTGACCACAATAAATTTCTTATGAATACATTACGTTTATTATTATTCGTTATATATTCTCTTTCAGCTGGGTATTTTTGACTGGTATTCTGTACTTTACCTATTGCCTTTTTAAACGCTTTTCTATTTTCAATACTATGAGATAATACAATTGCTTTTATGTTAAAGTCAGCAATAGTACCAGCATCCATAAGATCCTTAGTAGAAACGTGCTTACGAACAGAACCAAAACAACCCTCCAGTACAAGCCTATGAGTTTTGCTCTCTTCTGATTTTAACGTACCGGTAAATCCGTGTCGATAATAACATTCATCGAGTCCTTCCATAATTTTTTGTAATGATTTTGCTTGGAACAAATGCGCTTCATCACCAAGCACTACTTTAAATTGGCTAAACCAATCTTTCTTTAATTTAATAAGAGATTGCCAAGTTGATACAACAATTGGTGCATCTGTATTTTTATCAATACCACCTTGGATTTTATATATGTGAGATGGATCGCAACCATAATCAACAAAGTCACCAGCCATCTGATGTACCAATGAAATTGTTGGAACGATAATAAGAGTACGATGCTCGAATGCTCTATAATAATGTTGTTGAATTAAATAAATGATTAACGATTTACCAGATGATGTTGGCGATAAAGATAATGAACGACTATCTCGTATAGCGTCTACAATATATTTGTTCTGATAATCACGAGGTTCAAACTTACAATTAACTTCTCTAGCCATCTCATAGCCATAATCGTCAGGAACTTTTTCGCCATTCATTAAATGGTCTGGTGCGTTTAATTCATATCCACGGTCTTCGCAAAATTTACGAAGTTTACTAAACAATCCAACATACAAAACGGATTTCATAGGATGAAAAATACGTATCCAACCATCCCAAACTCTATTTTTGTAACTTGGATTGAACATATACCCGGCCGGTTGAAACTTAAAATAAGCTTCAAGTTCAAACTTAACACTAGACTCTGTATTGATTTTGAGGTAAACCGCGTTAATTTGTTCAACATTAATTACGTCAGTCATATCATCACCTTCTCATTAAATATACTACTATTTATCAGTAATCGCCGGCTTGGAATTTCATCACTGCTATGATGTTATTAATAATGAAGTTACGACTGTGGATTGTTTTAACAATATCCTCAAGGTAATTTGCTCTGCAGCTATGATAATCAATCTTTAAACTTAGTTTGATAATATCAGGATCAGCTTGAATATATTGGTTAATGTCTTGGCGAATAACTTTTTTCTGATAAGGTTTCCATCCAAACTCACGCAAATCCTCTTCGGCCATAGATCCATCAATCCATTCACGTTTATTTAATTCAAGTATTTTATAATCGTATCGAAGCTTCTTAACCTTAAGCGCTTCTTTATAATACATGTTATAATATTTGGAATGAAGCTGTGGTATCTTTTTTGCTTCTTGTGCTAATTGAGTTTCATCAATTTTAGAATCAGCAGCCCAAATTTCACTAATATCGTCAGTACTCATGTTAACCTCTCATTGTGCATATAATACTATTGTATCACACTTATAATGGATTGTCAACCAATTTTTGTACGGGTAAACCTGTCATATCTGAAT